ATGTGACTCAAATATACGGTCTGAAATTTCTTCATGCCCATTATTGACCGAGAAAACTAATAAAATTTCTAATATCATGATTTTTCCTTTGGTGTGTGTTTGGTTTCACCAGTTTTTGGATTGTAGTACCATTTATACCAAGGACTAATAGAAACCAAAAACCAATCTTTATTCATTTTTTCTTCCAAAACATAACTTTGTCTTTAAGGCTTTCAAGTTTTTCGTTGACAAACCAACCTGCCGCAAAACCGATAATGAATCCGAGTGTTAAAAACATTACTTTTCCTCCAATTGTTTCAGTCTATATTCCAATTCATCTATTTTTTTCGTGACGTGTGGATATTTTTTACGCCACGCATCTTGTGGTTGCTCTAACCAAGTCCAACCATAACGCACAACTAACATATCTAGGTAGTGGTCCACCTTCCCATAAAACCAAATTCCAACACGAGTTTCTTTAAGATACGCTAATGCAACAGCACCCACAATAGAACCACCGATTGCTGTCCAAATCCAAAGTGTGTCGTCGAACATTCTATCTATCATTTCTAACATTAACTTTCCTTAGTATACCTTATATAATCACCCATCGCGTGATCACGCACACCGTCAAAAGGTCTACGATTTAATATAGATTCGATGCGCCCCAATACCTTGTCCTTGATTCTTTGCCAACGAGTATACTTGACAATCTTACCCTTACGATCAATGTAGCGTAAAACGCCATGATGACAATACAAAGGATATGGCGGTACACATGTTACAATATCGTTGTTGTTGACATGGCGATAATGAAGTATTTTTAGTGCGTCTACAAAATCATGCGAACCAACACGTGGCGAACCATATGTAAACAAACAATCAACTTGATCAACGAATCGCGATGCACACACGGTTGCCATTGCGCCACCTAGAGAATGACCACAAATGAAAAATTTACGATCTCTTAGATTACTATTAACATGCCTTTGGATATCTTTCCAAAGTTTTTCAAGTTCGTTTTGGAAACCGTCATGGACATATCCGTCAAGTTCTGCGGCATCTGGTATTGCATTTAAATCCGCAAGAATATCTGAAAACTCATCAGGTTCAGTTCCACGAAAACACAAGACATACACATCTCTTGTCCAAACCGCGTGGCATTGTGCACCATCTTTGTCAAAAAATTTATGGTTTGTATATCCTAATTTTTTGAACTCTTCTTTTGCTTCCTCGCTATCCAGATAAGCAATTCCTGCCATCTGTGCCATATGATTACAGTGTTCTATATGTTGCATTTAATTTCCCGCCTTCATTGCAAGTAACATGACGAATCCCCAGATACTTCCGCCAATTAAAGCAGTGCCACCTAAGATTGCGGCAGTGATTTGCATTGTTTGTATAAGTTTCTTTTTTCTTTTAAGTTTTACTTGTTGTTGTTCTTTCTTTTCTTCTTCTCGGCTTTGTTTCATATCTGATTGAAATTTCAACCAATCGTCCCACATGCCACCACGTCCTTGATAAATCATCATCTCTTTCAACTCTTGTTCTTGTTTTTTGAGTTGTTCTGCGGCCATGAATGCCTGAAGATCAGACTTATAACCATGTTCGTGCGCTTTTTTCTGAATTTCGTTTTTGAGACCAAAGTATTCCGCAACGGCTTCACCCGCTTCGTAGATTTCTTTACCGTTCTGAATACTTTGTTTGATTACATCGAATGCCGCATTTGCGGCGGCAAGTTCTGCTAACATGAGCCTTTCCTTTTAGTGACTCATGATTAAAAAATGATTAAACTGGACTCTCAATCAAGGGTTATGATTAATTACAGGACTATTTATAAATAATGAACTTGACAAACATGCATATTTTTACTAAACTAATACATAATCAAAATCTTAACTAAACCGTAAAGGATTCCTAATGCTCGACCTAATGACTTCGCAAAAGTTTTCTATCATCATCGAAAACGTAGTTCAAGAGCATCGTTTGTCTTACATGGATGCTATCACTTGGTGGTGCGAGCAAAACGAAATGGAAATAGAAACAGCCGCAAAATTATGTAATGGGGTCATTAAAGAAAAACTGAGATACGAAGCACAGGAACTTAACTTTTTGGAGAAACCCAACCGCCTACCTATATGAGTGAAAACATGAGTGGATTCGATTGTTATCAGACATACCTTGCGGTGAACAACCACTTCAAGCAAAAGTCATATGATTTTTTTAAGTATCGTGGAAAAATTAAAGCAAACGCCGCTTCTTACGAAACGAGAAAAGATAAATATTTTTTCGAGAAGGCTTCTCGCAAATTTAAGCGAGATGATTTTGTAAAATACCTCGTTGCCAACTTCACAAAAGGCAACACTTGGATAGGAGACTTACTGACCGTAAAGACCGAGATTGATTTCAAAAAGTGGCGTAAACGAATTGAATCGTTGACGTATAACTTCAAAGAAGAATTATCACAGATACATGATAAAGAGGAGAATTTTAACAACCTTTTTGTGATAGAAGATGGAAAGCACCCGTATGCATTTCGACTTTATCAAAGGGGTATGGTGTCACTAGAGACACTCGTCTTACTCGATGATCTGGTACACTTTACCAAACACTGGTCTAAGCACGATGACATGATACTGAATGATACGATTGAATTAATACAGAAGTATCGTCCGTTCTTATACCATTTTACCAATGCTGACAACAATAAGCTGAAGCAAATTGTATTGGAGACATACTCATGACACATGCAGATTTAACAGAATTGCAAATCGAAATTTCTGAACTTGAGAAGGAAAACCAAGACCTTAAGAACCGTGTCAAAGACTTAGAAATCAATCTAACATATATGGCAAACCAGATTACCACAAAGACAGTCGAAGATGTGGTAGAAGAGAAACCCAAACTTTCTGTGGTTTCCTAAATAAAAAGGTTGACACCATCCCTTTAATTGGTGTACTATACGAAAACTTATATTATGAATATACGTGGATAAGTTACATACAACGCAATACAAGGAAAATATGATATGGCAAATTCATTTGCAACCCTCAAGAAGTCACGCAATGCATCGCTTGACAAACTCCTCGAAGAAACTAAAAAGTTGGACAGTGGATCACAACAGTCCAACGGTCCAGACGAGCGTATCTGGAAACCAACTGTCGATAAGGCAGGTAACGGTTACGCAGTTATTCGTTTCTTGCCAGAACCTAAAGGTGAAGACTTGCCTTGGGTACGCATGTTCGATCACGGTTTCCAAGGAACTGGTGGATGGTACATCGAGAACTCTCTGACTACCCTTAACCAGAAAGACCCTGTATCAGAATATAATTCTGAGTTGTGGAACAATGGTACAGAGGCAGGTAAAGAGCAAGCGCGTAAGCAAAAGCGTCGATTAAAGTACTTCTCTAACATCTTGGTTGTCAAAGACCCTTCTAATCCTGAGAATGAAGGTAAGGTATTCTTGTACCAGTATGGTAAGAAGATTTGGGATAAGATTAACGACTTGATGCAACCAGAGTTTGAAGACGAGTCACCAGTTAATCCATTTGATTTCTGGGAAGGTGCTGACTTCAAACTCAAGATTCGTAATGTTGAGAATTATCGTAACTACGATAAGTCTGAGTTTGATGCCCCATCAGAACTGTTTGACGGTGATGATGATATGTTAGAAAAGACTTACGAGTCACTATACTCACTGCAAGAGTTGGTATCAGCAGACAAGTTTAAGTCTTATGATGAACTCAAGCAGAGGCTTGATAAGGTACTAGGTTTGAGTGTTGCACCAACTCCTGCGTATGAAGACGTAGAGGATGCAACTCCTGCTCCAACACCAAAGGAAGCACCTGCTCCAAAACAGAAGGCAGTTGCCGCTACAGCAGAGGAAGATGATGATGACTTGTCTTTCTTTGAGCAACTCGCTAACGACTAATACAATGCCGTTGTAGCATGGGGGACTTTATGTCCCCCTTTTTATGCCCCGACAGGGATGTCGTACATAACAGGATTGCTTTTTTGACGTTGAGCAGATGTGCCGCCAAACGCATTGACTTGTTGCACAGATTGTGAAGAACTTGCATCAACCTGTACTGGTGCGACGACAGCATTACCACCACTTTGTGGACGTTTACTTTCTGCAACTTCTTCGGATCGTGTTTGTACTTCACCACCTGCAAGACCACCTGCACCAGTGCCTGTATTTGTTGGTGAAACTTGTTCCATCATTTCGCCAGTATCAGCATCAATGCCCACATACTCATACGTACCAATTGCTTTAAATAGTTTTTGCAATGCGAACCGTGGATCAAGCAAATCAAAACTTGCAGTTGGGTCTGGTAAAAGTGCACGAAGAATAAACTTAAAGAAGTCCTCCACGCCACCGACTACCATACCTGCCGCACCAGAGATATCGCCTGACAACAATGTCTTAAAGAAGTTTTTAATGCTGTCCCAGATTGGATCAACAAGTGCCGTGAAACTGAAATCTCCTAAAGCATCTGCTGTTTCTTGAAACCCTAGTTTTTCTGCAATGAAAGCGGGAAATTTTACAAAGATTAAATCAATTGCATCTGTGATACCCTTGATAACTCCTTTGATACCACCCGCAAGACCCGCCATCATTTTGTCCATAAACGACCCATCTTCACTGGTGAATCCGTCATAGAATCCTGTGATGAAGTCTATGAATGTTAAAACAAATTGTGTGAAGGGACGTAGGATTACACCCAGTACAGTTTTAAGGGGTTTAAGAATAGGCTCAAGAATTCCAAACGCCTTTCCAAAAAAGCCAAGAATACCTGTTCCTTCTGATACACTGCCAAGTGCTTTTGCGAACGAAAAAGCAGACTCAGGCACAGCAAAGTTA